CAAGCTCGCGTGGTTTTCTGTTTTCGGCCATGTTTAGGCTCCTAATTTGATTTTTTCCGCAGCAAATTGCTCCGGTGTGAGTTTAAATTTCTTTGCCAAGTTCAACTCACCAACGGTAAGTTTTACTCGTTTAGCGGATGTGGTCCGCGTAGCTGGTGCAACCACCGAGCTTCTTCGGCTGGGCCGATCTTCTTGTTCCTCAGCGTCCTCAAATTTCTCTGGGAACCGCTTTCGGATTGTGCTGTTAAGCCTGGAGTAATACTCCGGTGATCCAAGTTTAACTCCTTCGCTTTGCATCTGATCGTGAGCACCCAGAGCTAAACTAGTCATTTCCTTGTCTTCACCAAACCAAGGGTTGTCCCGTTGCCAAGCTTCTGCAGTTGGATCTGCGGGCCGCTGGCTTCGTGGTTGGGGCGTTTGTACCACAGTTTCTTCCTGCGGTGGTGGAGATGGCCGGAAATTCTTAACCTTATCAACCTTCAGTGTTGCTTGGGTTAGACGCTCCTGGGCTTCCATTACCTTGTCGGTATCACCTGAATCATAGGCTTCCCGATAAGCTTTTTTAGCCGAATCCAGTTCCATTTCAACTGTTCGAGTAACAGAGGCAAGAACATTATTCTCGCTATTGGATAAGTTTGCTTTAAGCCTTTTGTTTTCATCCATTAGCTTTTTAGCAAATTCAATGGCTTCGTTTTGTTCGCGCAAAGCCGCATCTTTTTCCCGGCGCTCGTCATGCGCCAGCTTCTTCATCTGAAGAAGTTTCTTTTTAACTTTGGTAGAGTAATCCTCCAGCTCATCGCTATAAAGCTCTTCCCTTACCTTCTCTGGAAGAGGAGTTTTATTTCGGTCTTCTGGAGGAGTGTCATCTTCAACATCAACAATAATTTCATCGTCAATGGTTTCGTCTTCTTTTTCGTCTGGGAATTTAAAATCGTTTGCCATTTGTGTTCCTTATTTGCGTCGGATGCCGCGTGGGTCTTCAACTACACCTTCGACTGAATCGTCGTTAATGATGCGAAACTCTTTGCCATGAATGACTAATCGTGTTCCAGCATGTGGCCGAACCAAAATAAAGTCGCCGGTTTTGCAGTAAGGCCCCGTTGGGAAACGGCTGGCATCCTTATAGCAATCAGGACCCAAATCAACTACGAACAAAACCGTAGTCAATAGTTCCTCATTACGCATCATTTCTGATGACTTAATAAGGCTTGATCCTTCAATCGTTTCTTCTACCTCTGGAATTGCGCACAAAATGCGGTAGCCTGCTGGCTTTGGTAGCTGCCTGGCTTTTTGTTCTGGTTCCTTGTTCATTAACTGAGACAAGTCAACAGCTTTAATTAAATCCAATTCATTCATCATCGTCATTTGTTTGAAGTCTTTCTTGTAGGTCTGTTATGAATAAACGTGCAGTGAGCAGACCTTTAACCTCTCCGCACATTTTCTTGTACTCCGCATAATCTCCGGCATTACCATCTGCCAGGGCTACTTGGAGTTGGGATACTTTGTCATCTATCTTTTTGGACAGATGTTCTAGGTACTTTTCAATCATTTGCGTCCAATCAAGTTAGCCATAATGCGTTGACGTTCCAGATCATTGTGTGTTCGCAGCTCTTCTTGCGACTTGGCTAGGTCAGTTTGAATTCGGGTCATATCGGTATCCTTTTGGGATTGGATACGTTCGCGCTCAATCTGCTGTTGCGAAGATTTGAGCTGTGCGTCTACTTGATCCTTCTGTGCTTTACGTTGTTGCTCAGCTCCTTTGATCTGCAGTTCCTGCTGTTGCATTTGGATCAGTGGGTCTTGAGCCTGTTGTTGTGCCTGGGCCTGTTGGGCTTGGGCAGTATTGGCCTGAAGCACTTGAGCGCTGGCTTGGGCAATAAGCCGAGAGAGTTGCACTTCAACATCGTCGGGCAGGCGCTCATCTGGCGGCGGCAATGGGACACCCATTTGTTTCTCAATCAGAGTCCGGTAGTAGAACCCAAGATGCTCCGCAATGTGCGCTTGAAGTGCAGCCATGATCTGGTTGGCCTGTGGGTTCTGACCTATGGTCTTCATCACCAGCGGATCTTGCATGAACATTTGGTGCGCTGCAATATGAGCGTCCTGATCCTGGGTAATAAATGCCTTTAGAGGGACGCCCTTAAGAGCGTTCATGTTTTCGCCAATGGGGTCCACTGGCATTTCATCATCAGGCAGAGGGACAAGTTTTTCAGCATTCTTAATTCCCAGCACATCTAGCATCTGTCTATGAAGCTGTGGCAGGTCATAGATCTGCGGGGCCATCTGAGCTAATTGAATAACCGCCTGGTACTGCACGATCTTCTGAGCCATTGTGGCGGCGTTAGGATCTGAAACAGGAATGACTGCAACCAAGTCATAGTCGGATTGTTTAGCTTTTGGCGTTCCTTCTTCTGGCTCGTATGTGTACTCAGGCGGCGTGTAGTCACGAATAATGTCACGCAGCAGTCCAAGCTCTTGCTTAAATGAGTAATGAATGCGTGCCTGGACAGCAGTCATCACTTTTAACGTGCGCTCAAGGATTGCCAGGGTTGTACCAACGGGAGAGTTGGCAGACATGTCGGCCACTTGGATGTCAGCGGCCGATGCAAACTTACGTCCCTCATCAACAATCTTGTCAAGCAACCCAGCCAGTACTTGGCTTGGCTCTTTATAGGGGAGAGCCATGATGTTGTCGGCAATTGTCCCGCTAGGTACGTCAACATCGCGCCATTCTGCTGGTCCGATGGGCGTATCGTCACCCTTAACACGCAAGCCGCGGGTTTTAAATCCACCAGGCAGGTTGGATAGGGTTCCGGCGTCCACTAACTGGCGCAGAATTGACGTTCCAGACTTAGAAAACGCGCCAACAAGGTGAATCAGGCCAAAACAATAGAAACCAAAGCCAGGAACATAGCCGTAATGGACAAAATGCTGACGTTTTTTGTGCAGCTTGTCGCCTTTATCCCAGTTTCGGCGGATTGCTAGGCATTTGCTGCTGCCTTTTTCAATCGTAACGATGTAAGGCAGGGCAATTCCGGTAGGGTCACCATCTTTGTCAACGTCTTCGTACCCTTCTAGGTCTAAATTGACATTCATTTCAAGAAGTTTAAAGCGGTCATCCGTCTGTGCACGGAAACCCATCTTCTCAGCTATCTTCTTTTCAACTTCATCAAGAGTATTGTTCGGCTCACCCAGGTCAACGTCAGCGTAAAACCCAGCAACCTGCAGTTTGCGCATCTCATTTTCTGTCTTGCGCATAACGTGAGTAATGCGGTCAGCCGTATTAAGGTCAGATGCCCCGTATGGGACAACCAAATCCTCGGCCGTAACAAAAATAGAGGTCTGCCGGTCCAGGCTAGGGTCAAAGTAGACCTTCTTAAATGCATTTCCGGCAAGTCCCAAGCCCCACAACATGCGCTCATGCTCTGGCCGGAACTCGGTCATCACATCTGTGAGCTGGTAGTTCATGTCATCAGACACGCGCTTGGCAGCTTGTTTCTTCTCGGGGGTTTCTTTGCCAATAATCTGAGTCTTCACCGGGCCTGCAGCCGGAAAGGTACTCATCATTATCTCGGCCTGGAACTTAACAACAGCCTCAGCCAGAAGAGGGTGGTATACGCCGCAAGCACCAATCCAGGGGTCGGCACGCTCTTCAATCTTCAAGCCTAGAAGTTCAAGGCCATCAACGTAAGTCTGCATCCAGTCCTTACGGGAATTAATGTCATCCTCAAAGTCACTGATCAAATCTGACACTAACTCTGTTACGACATCATCTGGGAGATGCTCAACTAGGTTAGCTTCAAAGTCATCCTCAACGCTGCCAATTTGTATTTCAACATCACCTATCTTGATGTCTACTGACTCTGGGTCCTCTATCTCAATCTCAATCCCGCCTTCAGGATCCAAAGAACCAATCCCCTGGGGTGCTTCATACAATGACTTTTCAATGGACATACCAATCCTTAGTAATAAGAGACCTTGCGCTTGAACGCACGAATTTCGTCTTGTTCATCGGTCTGTAGACGAATAAACCCGCCTTTTCTGAATCTGATCAATGCCTGGGTAGATGAGTCAACCAAGTCATCATGGTCTGAATTAGGAAAAGCCGCCATCTCTTCTATTAGCTCATCAGCCCATCTAGTAGAAGGTGCCCATACTTTTCCGCTTGCGAACAAATCAGATACAGAATTAATCCGCACCATCTTATCATTCCCTCTGCTTGGCGTAAACTCCTGGACCGGTATTCCCATAGCCCTTAACTCAAAGATTAAAGGCGCTCCAGATGCCTTGGCCTCAACGATAAACGCATCCGGCTCCCATAACTTATAGTGATTAAATGCTTTCTCTTTAAGTTCTGGAAACTCCATCCGACGCTTAAATGCGTCAAGCAAAATAATGTTGGCGTCGTTTTCGTTCTCATTTAAATAGAACACGCCCCAGGTAGTACAGGCAGAATAGTCCGCCCGCTCTGACTTTAGGAATGCGGTGTCCCAGCTTTGGATAATGAACTCACACTTAGGTGGGTCATCTCCTTTCCATTCCTTCCACCACTCTCTTTTGACAATGGCCCCCTCTTCAGAGGTTGGGCTTTGTTGGTATTGGGCATTCCACTTTGAAGCGGGCAACTCTGAGCGCAGAGCCTCTAGCTCAGTCAGGCTCCAGAATTCAGGCCATAAGGGTTTATCGCTGGGCAAGATCGCGGGGAAGTCGATCACCTCCCAGTCGTCGTTCCCATCCTTCTCAATAGAGGACTGCAGGATCCGGCCAGTAAGGTCGCGCTTGGCCCACCGGGTCATCACAACAATAATGGACCCGCCTGGTTGCAGACGCTGCCGGGGTCCAGATGTATACCACTCGTAGACTTTGTCAAATACAGAAGGGTCGCCTGACGCCAGGGCCGCTTCTTGCTCAGAGTGAGGATCATCAATGATCAAAAGATCCGCCCCCTTACCGGTTACGGTTCCTCCTACGCCGATAGCAAAGTACTCCCCATCCTTATTAGTAGACCACCGTCCTGCGGCCTTACTGTCCTGTCTGAGGTTTACGTTAGGAAAGATCTTTGCGTACTGCTCGCTTCCTACCAAGTTACGTACCTTACGCCCGAACCCGACGGCCAGCTCAGCCGTGTTTGATGTTTGTATAATTTTCTTGTTAGGGTTTTTACCTAGGAACCAAGCCGGTAGAAGGTAGGACGCGAACTCCGACTTCGTATGGCGGGGTGGCATGTTGATGATTAGGCGCTTGATCTTCCCCGACGCTATCTCTTCAAACTTCCTAGCCATCACTTTATGGTGGCGTCCATTTATGAATCCCGGCCACATTGAGTGAACAAACTTTAGGAAGTCCTTCTCGGCTTCTTCTCTAACAATAGACGCCCGGTACTCATCCAGCTCATCAAAGAACGCCTCCTGCTCGTTGACAGGCAAAAGCGCAATGGCCTGACTGATAGCTTCAAGGTTCATTTGACAACCGTCACTTCACCATGCGCCTCAATCCAAACATGAGCGCCGCAAGACAAAGGCTTGTCAGGAGAATAAACAATACGACTGTCTCCTTTAATTTCTACCTCATGCGCATACCTGTTCTCTTTATAGGTCTTTACAGTCAACACTGGTTCATTTGCGCCGTTCTTCCTATTGGACTTAATGACATGCTGGTTCACATGAATGATCGTCTTCATATGTTCCTCATAGACAAATAGCTCGGCCGCACACTTCTAGCACTCCTGCTCATCCGCTTACAGATCCCTAGCTCACACAGCTTCTTAACCACCCGATGAACATTCCCGCGCCCCTTATCACCTGTCTGGTACATGATGTCATCTATAGACGGCCCATACCCAAAGTTCTTCCAGTACTCATCTATAACAAGAAAAACCGTCCGCTGCTTCTCCGTCATAAGGTACTCCTTATTCTTAACCGTATATACAGACTTAGGCAACACTAACACCAGTTAGAGTTCCATTTCGTCGATGTCTTCCATCGTACAGTCCCACACAACAACGGGCGTGCTTTCCCCCATGTAGGCACCAATAATATTGAATTCAACAAACTCAATGGCCTCAGCCAGGTCCATCCCATCTTTATCCATAAGAGTGGCAACTATCTTGTCGGCGCTGTAGACCAGCCGATCAACAATCGCATTCCCAACCCATACATCCGCTCTACCTATAAGAGCATCATCAAATCCATCTATCTTTAACATTGTTATAGTCCTTTCAACTCTACCAAAAACATATACCCCCCGGCCCTTTCGTATGCAAAAAGAAGGGGGGCCTATCTGTCAAAATCCATTACAACACTACCACCTGTTAATGTTGACCCCTCCCCCTGTTCTTCTGATGATCGTTTGAGTTCTGGTTGTGATCGTTTGAGTGGAATAGTATGTGTATGCGGACCCCCCTCGGCCACGCCCGAATGGGCGGGTGCCCCCTCGGTGGGTGCTGTTGGGGCTGGATCGTCAGGGGATGCGGCCTCCTTGCCGCTGCGGATCTCTGTGAGCAGGTCTAGTGCATCGTCCGCTACTACATCGGCATCTACTGTGATTGATTGGAGCCGTGAGAGCAAGCGCGTGCGGATGTCTTCACTACGATGGACATGGGCGATCTCCTTGCGCTCAACGAATGCGCCGACCTCGAAGAGTGAGCCTAGTAACTTCAGGCAAGCGACTCTACTGGCTGGTGGGAACTCTTGATCTAGTGAGTGTTGGACCAGCTGCTGTACGAGCAAAGCCTTAAGCTGTGACGGTGTTCGGTGTTTCTCTGCCTCCAGAGCCACCTTGTAAGCCTCGACCTCACGGGCCACCTGTGGGTTTCTAGCCAGCTCATACGGGGCTGAGAGTATTGTGCTGGGTGCAGGATCTGCCTTGTATGCGTCCCTGTATGCCTGAGCCTTGGTCTTGCCCATCGCTACAGCCCTAGCGAACTCCCTCTGTTTGGTAGTGAGCTTGGGTGTCTTGCCCTGTCCGCTACTTAGCAACGACTCTACTGGGATCGTGTCCAGCCCTTGGCGGATCTGCGCCCTTGTGAGCTTCTGTGTGCTTTGCTTTGCCATTGTTTCATTGGGGTATGAATTGAGAACGAGCCGGATAGTAGCACCGCGCGGATTCCCTTGCAATGACCGACTCGACCTAGCTGAATCAACGGCCCCGAAAATATTTTTTCGCTGGCCCGCAATTCCCCATAAATCTATGATCTAATACAGACATGGCATGGCCCCATGTCATGTGTAGCAACCCAACCAAAGGAGAGTTTATGTACACCGCACAGGCAAACAGTAACGGCAACATCATCGTATGCAAGGGTGATGATGTCCGCAAGAGCTATCGGATCATCTACACCGGAACCTACGCCGAGTGCCTAGCTATCAAGGCAGGGAGAGCAGCATGACCTATATCGTCACCACGCACGATGTGGATGGATCCAGCAAGCGGAAGTACAAAACCGCAGCTAAAGCCCGCGCGCGCTTCGAGGAAATGCTGGGATACACCATTGAGACCGCCATTTGGCACATGCTGCCCGAGATGGAAACCTACCCAGCGTGGACGGACATACCCTATGTGCGTGGCGTGTCCATGTTTGGCTGTGTCGTGTCCGTCGAATGGGACACCACGCCGGACGACTTCGGTGACGAGGATCGCGCCAATGCCGCCCTATCTTCCGACCTCTATCGCGGCCCCTAAGAACAACTGACGAGCCGTTAATCGGCGAAACCGACGCGAGTCGGTCTTGTTCAACACTAACAGGAGTTATAGATGACCTTACCTAAACTGGCAGATTACCGCAACGACCTCTTCGCTACCCGCGCGAATGTGACCGAAGCCCTCGCATACGCAAACGAGGTTTGCTCAACCCTGCCCGACGCCAATACGAGCATTGCTGTGCGAACTGCCTTCCATGTGATCCTGAATACCGCCATTGCCACGCACAAGGACGAGATTGCCGCCATCGTCCTGAGCCACGCTGAGGCGAACCATAAACGCAACGACCCTCTGACGGAGCAGATCAAAGCCATGACACGGGTGATTGTCCGCGCCGAGATGATCAACATGGACGAAGCCATTTCCAACATGACCAACAGTATTTCGGGGCTGGTAAAGATCGCCGTCGATATTGCTGTCGGCGACAAAACGCCGGAGCTGGTTAACGAATGCATCGAACACATGAAAGAGTGGGTGGACGAAAACCTTGATTCCAAGATGGACGATTGGGCGGAGCAAAACATTGATCTTGCGGATGCTGTCGAAACCCACATGAACAACGAGATCGACTGGGACGATGTGGTGGGAGACAAAGTGAACGAAAAGATCCGCAGCTACTTCCGCAACAACAGCTTCACCATCGAAGAGAACTAATGCTGCCTGTAAGCCCTGCGTGCAGGGTTTACGGGCCGACATTGGCCTTTTTAACCAAGGAGCGAAGATGATTTCAAAAAGTGAGATGCTTGCCGACATTGGCATTGCGATAGTTGGAACTGGGATGCTGATCATTGGGTTTGATCCAGATGGTGGCTTGCTGCACAAAGCCGCGCTAGTGTGGGGTGGCCTGTTTTACGGCTACCTGATCACAACCTACATGATGGCGGACGAGGTATGAGAACCCTGTTTGTTGCGAAATCAGGCAACCGCAAGGTGGGGCCGATTCCTGTGACTTATCGGGAGCGCAAATCCTGCCCTCCATCGTGTCCGCAGTACCGCAAGGGCTGCTACGGGGACGACTTCCATACCTCGCTGGCTTGGAACCGCGCCGACCGCAGCGGCCTGTCCACGCCCGAACTGGCTGCCAAGATTGCCGCGCTACCCGATGGGCAACTCTGGCGGGGTGAAGTGGTGGGAGACATTGTGGGCGTGGGTGAAAAGGTCGACGCTTACGAGCTTGGCCTGATTGTCCGAGCCAACATGGGGCGCAAGGGTTTCACCTACTCCCACAAGAAATCGGCGCAGGCTATTCGGTGGATCCGGCATGCAAATGCATGGGGCTACACGATCAACCTGTCCGCCGACGATGCGGGTGAGGCCGACCGACTCGCAGATCTTCAGGCTGGGCCTGTGGTTTGCATTGTGCCGGTCGACACACCTGAGCATTCCTACACTCCCGCAGGCCGAGCCATCGTGATCTGTCCAGCACAGACTCGCGGTTACATGACCTGTGCTGTGTGCCAGCTGTGCCAAAAGGCTGACCGCAAATCCATCGTAGGGTTTCGGGCGCATGGCGCGAAGACTAACCTTGTTAATGAGCGCGCAAGCCGCGTGATACCGATTGTGAGGGTGAAATGAAATTCCTAGTGCGCCAGTTTTATGTCGTTGAGGTGGAGGTGGAGGCCGAAGATGCCGCCCACGCGAAGGAGGTGGCTGGGTGCCACGAGACCCAGTACGAGATTGTGACGCGATTCACCGACCCAGATCGGGATAGCGGCCCTTTGGATGCAGGCCCCGATATTGGACGGGCCATGATTGATGACGAAGTTTTACCCTTGGAGGCTTTATGAGATGTGACCATACCCGTGAAGATAGTTGGTGGGAGCACGACGCACGGGGGATCCCCCTTGCCCGCGTGTGCGACAAGTGCTACGAGGCCGTGCTGGCGACCTACCGACCTGAGATCCTGTCCGGCTACAACGAGGCCGATGTTGACGAACCAATTGAGGGGGACGAATGGTAATCACCGAACCGAACCAAATCATGCAATTCCGCCTGCTTGCCCTGCGCTCAGGTCTAAAACTGGAGATCAAGGGACTACGCCGCAGCGGGCGCAGTTTCTACGCAATCATAAAGAAGGAATTCGGACTCAAGGGAACCCGTGAGAGTGTTCTCGCGCAATTTACGGAGATCATTGAAGGTAGTAAATAACTCTGCAAGCCCAGCGTGCTGGGTTTGCGGGGCGCATTTGCCCTGTAACTTTGGAGAAAGCTATGCCTAACTGGTGCTCAAACTCATGCCGCATGACGGCCCCTGTGGATCATCCCCTGATGGTCAAGATCGTTGCCGAACTGAAACGAGGTAATGCCGCGCAATGGTTTCAGGCCGTGCTGCCTGTGCCGGAAGCCCTGCTGGACGAGCCAGCCCGTGCTGGTAGCCCTGTGACCGAGGATGAGGAAAAGCTGGAGGCCAGTTTTGGCTACAAGAACTGGTACGACTTCTGTGTCGCAGAGTGGAAGACCAAATGGGAAGCAAAGGTTTTCCGCCATGAGATCGACGGCGACTCAATCACAGTTTGGTTTGACACCGCATGGTCGCCGCCCGATGGGATCTACGAAGCAATGCACAAGGATGGAATTTCGGTAGAAGCCACCTATTGCGAACAAGGCGTAGGGTTTATGGGCTGGTGGAAGGATGGACAAGAATGCACCGCCGATATGCCAGCCCCTGATTACATGGAAGATGAAGATGAGGACAGCACACAATCCTATTACGAGACAATTGACAAGTTTTTTGAGGACGCTGGCATTGCCCACGCGCCCGAAGGGTTGGGAGGCTGACATGATCTTGATCAAAGCTTCAGAAAAGGCCCTGTCGTTTGACGGGGACTCACAGACTGCTATTTATCTAATTGTTTCGCTGCGCGACGCCTATGGTGACGAGGGAATGCCCAAGATGCTTAATGATTTTGTCTTTAACCTTGAAGTAGCCCTGCAAAATGCTGGGGTGCTGAACGAGTGGTTTGAGGAGGTGAGGAAATGAAATTCATCAAGATCACCGACCAGTACGGGGAAATGCTGTACATCAACCTAGACTACATCACGGATGTTCGGACGATCCGGCATTTGGGCGAGGACGGCGTTAGAGTTAACTGGAAGAACGGATATGCGTCTCTTTTTGGCTCACGGGCCGTGGAATTCATGCTGGCCTTCAACTCCATGATTGAATAAACGGCGCGAGGGACTCGGCAGCGGCCTGACTGCCGACCCTCTGCTCATAGTCGTTGAAATCCTCACCAGCCTCGCCTACCCAGTAGCGTGAGGCTATTTTTTTGGCTGTTGCAATTCCCATCGGGTCGTTGTCGGCCACCACAATGGGGTTGTCCAGGCACTTCGCTATCTCCAGCATATTCCCGGCCGAGAAGCAAACATGGATTCGGTAGCGCAGCCGAGCCAGTTTCAAAGCGCGGCGAACGGACAAACCAGTAGCCAGCCCTTCCACCAGCACATCCGGCCCCTTGTTATCAATGATCAGGCTGGCTCCCTTTGTTCGCTGGCCCGTCAAAAACCGCTTTGTCCCGTCCGGCTGGATTAGCTGGAGGCCAACTAGGTTGCCATCTATCCGCATTGGGACCGCCAGCAATCCCTTCCAAACCTTAGAAGGCTCAGGAAAACCCTTACGGATTAAGTATGGATGCGGCTCAACACTAACATTGTTAAAGATAAAAGCCGCCTTCTTTTCGGCCTCAATCTGCCGCTTGATTTGATCATCCCTCTGTTTCTGACGCTTGACCGCAGCCTGCGGGTCAGGCACAAATGGTTCATCGGATACATATCGGATTGGGCTTTGATGGACCGCATGGTTTTGTATGAGGCCACTTCTCCCATCAAAGATGTACGCCCCGTTCTTCTTGCGGGGATGGTCTTCGGTTGCCACCCTGATCCAGCGGCCCTCAATCACATGGTCTATCAGGAGGCCATGTTCTCTTGCAAATTGGTCGAATGTCATGCTCTGGATTTTGCCCACGCTATGTTTCTGCTTTTGATCCAGCTAAGGGTGTTATAGCTGGGGCTTTTGGTACTGGTGCTTAGGCCGCGCGGGAAAACACCGTACTTTTCCTTGTATTTATATGCCGCCCAGCCTTCTTTGTAACCGCGCATATGCGAGTAGTACAGCAATTCGGAATAGAAGTGCTGATTCTCCATCGGGGCCGCGGGCTTTTCTGGTGCGCCCAACTCGACCATATGGCCTGGGACATTGAGTACTTCCTTCATGGGGCGGGTCCAGCCGCACTCACCGCACACTCGGTCAGGCCAAATCCAAAGCGCCCCGCAGCCGCCGCACTTAGACTCACTCTTTACCTTCTCTAGAGGCTCTTTCTTGGTCGACTCTGCGCCGTCATTTAGCTCTGTGACGCCTTCATTGAATAGGGCATCCCACTCTTCCCTAAACCTGAGATAGTTGCCCGAATGATCCA